TTCCACTTCTCTGCTTTACTTAGAGCTTTCCAAAATAAAGGATCTAATAGCAACACAGAAGAACGATAAGGGTCACTCATTTGAGAGCGTATCACAAAATGTTCATATCCTGCTTTTACTGCACGCTTTATTGCTTCATTCATACAGATTCTATTTCGTTTATTCTTCTATTTCTTAGTATCTCTGAAAGCTTCTCAAGCTTCTCCAGCTGCACTAAGTCTCTATAGTTTAGTATATTCCAAGCTAACAAAACTATATACAGAGAAGTAAGTGTAGCGCTTTGTTCAACAAGACCTCTATATAAAAAGTAAATTATACAAGCTATAAATAAGATTACAGCTATCTTAAGACAAATAATTGATTTACTCATATTAGTTACATTACAAAGAAATAAATATTAAGTAAACAAAGAACAAAATCAAATATAGACCATGCAATATTGCCATTCATTATTTGAAATACTCCCATAGACCCAATTACTATTGCAACAAACTGACTTAAAACTTTTTCCATGATATTATATTTTTAAATATTAATTAAGATAACATTATGCCAAAAATGAATAAAGCTGTCATAAATATAAGAAAGGAAACATATGTAGCCGAAACATATAACAGCGATCTCTTTTCTTTCTTACTCAAAGGACCAGTGTATTTTCCATAAATATACACGCCCTGTTCCTTCTCAGTCATTATCATCTTACTAGTCATATATATCATATTGACAAACTTAAGAAATGTGACTGCTATAAATCTTAATACAACATACATAAGCCATAAAGCATCCTTAAAAGCTACTCCTATAGCATCTCCAATGTTATAGTTTCTTGAGAATTGTCCTTTAGAAGTTCTTAATTGCATATATTTGTTATTACTTATTATAGTCTTATTATATACCAATCATCTTAGAAAGTACATAGCTGGACTGTTAATAACTTTTTTGTCTTAAAAGATTGAAATTATCAGCCTTTTTGCTCATTATGTCTTTAATCTCTTTAAACGAATAAGGATAAAAGTTATGAGTGTCTACACCTACATCTAACTGCTTACCTATCTCTTCAGACTTTCCATGAGAGTGTCCAAACAATTGCCAGCTATTGTAATGTGATCTAGGCCATATCCTCATATTGTAATGACAAGCTACAACATATATACCTTCAATTTTCTTTTCCCATATATCTGGACAAAACGTATCCTCTAACCAATAATCATGAGAACCTCTTATAAAAACATGCTGGCCGTTCAATCTTCTTAAATATTGATTAGCATCTTTCTTTAGCGTAAAGTCTCCTACATGTATTACTATATCATCTTGACTAACTACTTCATTGTGTCTCTTTATTATCTCATCATCCATCTCATCTACATTAGCAAATGGTCTATTGCAATACTCTAAAATTCTAGCGTGTCCATGGTGCTCATCTGCCGTAAAGAAGTATTCCATATTAACTTTATGCTAAGCCATCACCAACATAAGAAATTGATTTCATATATTCAACATCTTGTCCATGCAAAGAAGACCATCTATCATTAAACTTCTTCTCTGCATCAGAAAAACTATTTGCTATTATATACATAACGCCAAAATCATTATATTCTATTTTAAATGTCATCTGCTTCTTCAGACTATTAGTAACTAGATTCTTCTCAAGTTCTTTATTATCTTCAAAAGCTTTTTTCAAAGCACCTATTATATTTAAACCATCTATTACTACTTCATCTATACATAAACGACCATTTTCAAATACTCTAAACTTCTCAAGAGTCTCTCTTATTAATCTATTTATTTGACTTTCCATGTTTTTTTTGTTTATAATTTTTTAACTTACATATATAACATAGCCAATTTGACCAGCAGGAAAATAACTAGATTTAAAATCCTCTTCTTTATATAATGTAGCGAATTTAGCACCAAATATCTCAAAGACTTCAGTTCTTGCTACATCATAACTCTCTGCACGTACTAACACCCAGCCGTCTTTAAGAGGATGTGCCTGACCAAACGTTAAGTAAAAGTTTTTCATATCTTTACAAAAGAAACTTCTATTAATTCAGCTTCTTCTATTTCTCCTTTCTTATTTAGTTTTTTTATTTTAAAGCCAATATTAAGTCTATAGTTACGCATATCTTTCATCTCTTCAGCTGTAAACGCATTGACAACTACACCGTCTGGTATGTTAAACTTATTTGCTATCTTCTTTAACATTCTCTTTCGTCTTTCTTCAAATAGATCTTTTTTCATACTCGTACTTCTTTTCTTCTATAAGCATCTCGCCTTTAATGATAATAGTCTTTAGTCCCATATAAATTGCTTCCATTTTAGCATCCTCAAACTCAGAAGGATCACTTGTATAATGTACGTAATGTATTCCATTGATATTTCTATACATATCAGAAGAAGCTTTTACGTTGTTCTTGTTATATTTAAAAGTGGGCTTTCTTTTTGATGTAATACTCATATGTTTATATTTTTATATTACCATATTAAATTGTAAAAGTACATAGTTAAGCTGTTAATAACTTCTTATTTAGTATGTTGATATAGAAGAACTTGAGCTAGATAAAACATCAGTCTATATTGCATATATAGACTAATCACTATTCTTACTTTAGCAGGTTGTTATCTTTGAGAACTTGATAGAGCTGTTCTGCTATGCTATCTAATATCGCATGTCTATCGCCCTTATCAAACGTAGTATTTAAACAATGAAAGATCTCATGAAGCAAAATGGCTTCTTTCTGAGATTTCTTCATTTCCTTATCTAAGTGTATTTCTAACTTGCCAGTATACGTAAAGCCTAGATCTTCACCAGTATCATCTTGTATTATCTTATAGATGTGTCCTCCTATCTTTAATGATTTCGGTATAATCATATAAGTTATAGTGTCATTTGTGATTCTTTTCTATATCAATTATGACACTTTAATATGTCGGCTTAAAACCTTTAGTATTTAATTTAACTGCATATCTTTTGCCTCTTAGTTTCTTTTTAGATCTATTTCTTAATCTATTAGAGCTTATTTTTTGTCTCATATACCTTTTAGATTATCTTCTTTTTTATTAAACTTTTTTACAGTATTGCCATGATACCATTTGCCACAGTTTAAGCACTGATATTTTTGTTGTATCATATCTCTTAGATAATGAAAGCCTCTCCTTTGGACGTTTAAGCTTCCACACACAGGACAACTAAGTAGTTCTGAGTAATAAATTTCTGGATGATTCTTTGCCCATGGTCTTAACTTTAGATATATTTTTTCAAGTAATGCTACATCTTGTTTATTATAGCGTATCATTCGTTCCCATGCTTTCTTATCTCCATGCAAACAGTCTATCCACAATTGAAATCCTCCAGTTGCTATCTTACGTCCTACGCCTAAGAACTCTCCTAGATCATCTAACTTATTAGAGTTGAATCTAAACTTTCCTTTTGCTAGTTTCTTAGTGTCTATAGTTCTATATGGTGAGGGCGGCTTCATATCATATCTAGCAAATTCTCTGTTAGACATCTTTATATCAAACTCATCTCCATTGTGCGCTATTATGATATCTGCTTCATCAAACAAGTTATGCAACTTCTGAACTAATCTCTTTTTGCCGTCCTTCTTGAAATCTGCTATTGAAATAGAATAGATTTTTTTGCTATTTAGCCATTTGTATGAAACACACATTATATAACTCTCTTCTACAAACTCTACTACGTTCTGTTCCCACTTTCCCCACGTATATCCTATATTAGGCGATGTCTCTATGTCAAATAAGAGTATTCTCATTAGAATAAGTTTATATCTATTATCTAATTATATCAGAAAAATACATAATAATGATATAAAATACATCTTTTGTATATTGTTATTGTATATTTGGATATTTAGGACGTCCTCCTCCGTAAAGCAATTGTCTTTCGTATTCGTCTTCTAAAAGAATTGCTAAGTCTGCTTTCTTCTCTTCCTTCTTAACAGCCTCTACATCATTCATATCTAACGCGAACTTTGAGGTATCTTGACTCAATAGAGATGGCACAGTGTATTGTTCACCGATATGATCTCTCATTTCAGTGTATGCAAACCAAAGACTCATAAGTACATCTCCAGTGTGTCCATCTGGCCAGCTCCTCATCTCATCCACTAGCCGTGATGTCAGGTTCACTGTACGTGCATCAGAAGGGTCAGAGGGTATAATTAACCTTCCAAGCTCTAAAAGCACTGCCAGAGAGTTAATTCCTATACTTGAATCTCTTTTCTCTCCACCAGTATGATATGCTGTGATTAATACACCAGCATCATCCAAGTCACGCGCCATAGATTCCTGATAGCCATTGCTTTCTACTCTGACTGCTATTGGCTTAATTGCTTTAAAGTCTTCTAATACCATTTCTCTTACAGTGTTTGGTGAAAACTTACCTACTTTGATTTGTCTTATTATAAAATCTCCTGCTTTTATATCTTCTACTGGATACATAACTCTATCTAACGTTAAATAAGAAGTGTCGTCTGCAGTCTCCTTCTCTGAAATAGCTAAGTCTAGTCCTTGTGTTGTAGCATCTATAGTTATACTTTCAAACGGCGTATCTTGCAATCTGAGTCCTGCACCTTTTGCTTTAGCACGATTTAGCCACTCTTCTTTAAACTTTTGATCTGGTCTACTAGAAGGATCACATTGATACATCCTTGCAAATGCATAAGCATCAGATAATCTCGTTAGAAATAAATCTCCATACTTAAATCTCTGAGGCCATAACAATACAACACCATCGTCCATCTCTAATCTATGCGAAGCATAAAAGCTAGAAGAGTTTCCAATTCTTTCTTCTAGTGATACCTTCTCGTTCATTCTTAAGTTAGCCCATTGTTCCCATAACTCTTGATTATTAGCATCATGAATAATAGCAGGAAGTCTTCTCTTATAATCAAACAAAGGGTCTTTTAATAACTGTGCCATTAAGTCATCTTGATGCCACGTGTTTCCAAGACATACTATACGACCATCTGGTGCTAATATTGGAAATAAAGTAGTTCTTACCCACTCTACAATCTTTTGTCGTTGTTCTGGTGTTGACGAGTTTTCTTGGTTTACTATATCATCTATAATAATCTCATCTACACGCTTTGACAGGATGCTTCCAAATAGTCCTACACCTGCTATAGACGGGTCTTTTAAGTTCAAGTCATCACGATCTACTGTAATAGAACTAGAGCTCCATTGTTGTTCCATCTTCTTAATAACACGCTTCTTTGGTATTACTCCTAGGTGTTTAGGATCTATAACTTTAGACCATAGCTGATAGCGCTCATTAGATTCTATATGGTTCAATATTTGTGAGATAAAACTTGTAGCAATAGTCGCTGTACTTGATACTATCAACATTCTTCTATCATGGTCCTTAGCTATTCTCCAAGCTGGATACGCTACTGAACAGTGTGTAGACTTACCATGTCCTCTAGCAATAGCTATACATATTTTCTTGTAAAGATCGTTTGAAATAGCTACATCGTCTAGCTCGTCTTGAAAGTCTGCATTGTCTAGACCTATAACCTCTTCTACAAAGACACTAAACTTCTCCGTTATTAGACTTATTAGATTCATTGTTAGCTTCTAGTATCTTAATTGTTTTCGGCTTTATCTTGCGGAAAGCATGTAGCCAGACCTCATCATCCATATCGCCTTCACCTGCTTCTACTTTTTCAAGTCTATTAAGTATCTCATAGAGTCCAGACTTTATAGATAGATATTCCTGATATGTAAGCTCTGAGTAATGAGTAAGTCCTGCTGCATCTTTGTAAACTCTGCCTGCAGTATACTTGTCTTCTACTTCTTTTAGTTGTCTCTTTACCCATAATATTTGCAAGCCCATATCAGAAACGTTCTCTTCTCTCCAGCGTTCTAGTGCTTTAGTTATCCAGTTTTTAGCTGTGCTCTCTTCTACTTTCATAGCTCTAGATATTTCTCCTATGTTTACTACACCCATCTTAGATATGTAACTAATGAGTGCAGAATAAATCTCATCCATTCTCTCTGGAAGTATATTATTGTTCGCAGGATTGCGATATTCAGGCGTGATTACTGGCAACATTTGTTTTAAAAGTTTTATTTAATTTCTATTCCTAATCGCTCTAACTTTGCTATGAGATCTATTTTCATATCATCGCTCATTACTCTTCCTGGAAAATTAGCTACTTGCATCGTCAACGCTTGTACGTTTGCATCTGATTTCATGCCATTGATTTTCTTTAATACATATTGACAAAACTCTATAGCAGTCATCTCTTTTATTGGCTTACCATTTATTGTTAAGCCCATTATTCTTGCTTGATCTTCTGGTGTTATCTTCATATTGTTATTTTAATTTGTTTGACCTTTTCTAGTTCTTTGAGTTTCTTTTTATAGATTAGACTCTTAAAGTTCTTAGAATAGTTTATTGATTAATGACCTTCTCCTAATTTATGTCTAAACCCACACGTCTTACATATCTCAAATTGATTAAATAAATGTTGACACTCTTCCATTGTTGGCTTTCCTTTTAATGCTGCAATAGTATCTTTCCAATCCTTTCCTAACTGAACTTTAGCAACGCCTATAAGCTGTTCTGCTTGTGCTTTATCTACTGCTACTCCACAAATGTTTTCTAATCTTGTAATGGGTACCTCTACGAGTATAGACGCATCTAGTCCAAACTCATCTACTAACTTTCTCTTAATACGAATCCAACGAATAACTTCTGACCTAGTGTAGTATACTTGTAATTGAGCAAGATATGCTACCCATTCAGCTTCTTCATCTCCTAAAATTTCTTTATAAAGTTGATCTGTAAGAATTTCATTAAGATATAAAACATTCTCTAGCAGTAGTGCTCTTCTCTTTTTTTCGTTCTCTTCTATCAACTTATGAAGTTTAAATCCTTTTTCTCCGCGTTCTTCTTTTGTCATATTTTTAAATTAGTTTTAATTATATCAAACATTTCTTTAGATGTAAACCATGCTTCAGTATTTCTATCTTCTGGACGCCAATCTTGAAATTGACATTCTTTCAACTTAGTAAGATCTTTTATGATATTGATATTTCCTGGATGACCAAATATAGTCGGATTTGAAACACCAAATATAGTTAGACATCCTATGCCTTTACTCCAACAAAAGTGTTGAAAGAAAGAGTCTACTGATATACATAAGTCTACGTATCTAGCGACCTTTTCTAAACTATCTAATGTTAATCCTTTTAAAAATTCTGTCGTTAGTTGTTCCTCTCCTTCTAGTCCTATTTGTATTACTAAGTGACCATCTGCTTCTAAAAGCTTTACAAGTTCTTTCATATGAGGATAGTCTTTAGGACTCGGTGAGCCATCTCTGCATTTTTTTGAATATGGTGCTATAAGAATTTTCATAATGCATACATCTTTTTAAAAGCTTCTGATAGAGAATCTTCCCAATTGTTTCTCCACATCCATTCATATATGTTATACTTATTCACGTCTGGTATTATTTTCATACCTTCTGCTACGCTTCTTATATCTTCACCAGCAAATATGCCAGGATAGCAACAATATATTTTAAGCTTCCCGTATTTCTTTTTTAAATCATCTAGTAAAGTAGAAAAAACTATATGATCGCCTAAGCCATTGTCTAAATATATTGCTTTGGAATCATCTTCTATTCTGTTAATAGAAAGCCAAGTATTAAAAATCTTTTCATCATGAGAATATAGTTCTGCTCTCTTCTTCTCTTCACTTTCAGTTCTGTCTCCACCTACGCTAGATTGAAAGTGCCAGACTTTTGCAGTAGGTGTCACTATCAATTTATAGCCTTTCATATATAACTCATGAGTAAACATTGTTTCTCCTCTAAAAGAAACTTGACTTAAACTCAAATCAAAATGCGCTATATTCGTTCTATATAAAAATGAGGAGTGTAGATGTTCTACTTCTTTAGACTCACCTTCCCAATTAAACCATTGTATGTTAGGAGCGTATATATCTCTTATCTTATTCAAAGCATTGCTTGGTAATATCTTAGAAGCAATTGGTTGTAATACTAATCCTCCAACTGCACCTACATCATCTTTCATTTCTTTCGTTAAATTCTCTAAATAATCTGACTCTGCCACACAGTCATCGTCAAATCTTAAAACGTAATCATAACCTGCAATGTTAGCTCTTTCATCATTAAAATGTTGACCTTTCTTCAAACCGTATTCTAAATCCCAACTAATCCCTTTTTCCTGTAATAGAAGCAAAACATAATTAATAGCTGGAATATTTCTTATATCTATAGGAACATCATTATCATCATAAATTCTTATATGATCTGGCTTACGCGTTTGTATAGCTAAAGACAAAAGAGCCATTGGTAAATAGTTTTCATAACGTCCTCTTGTACAAAGTGACACTAATATTTTCATAGTCTTTTTGACCAAACACTTCCAATAGCTATACCACTATCAATTCCAAAGTGTTCAGAATTAACTCTTACATTATCCCATCTTTCATTTACTGCCTTGCTAACTCCTTCCCAATTACCATAGTCATGACCACTTATAACGCCATTATTTTTTATTAAAGGAAGCCAATCCTCTATATCTCTTTTAACATCCTCATACAAATGAGAAGCATCTATAAATAACAAATCAAAGATTGGTCTTGCTAAGTTGCCTTCAGCATAAATAGAAAAGTCATTTATAACATTTTTAGTATATCCTTCATGAATTTTTACTTGATCATAAATACCAAAACGTTTTATGTTTTCTTCAAAGATATTTCTGTAATTTTCTTCTTTCTTTTCACAGTCAGTTCCTGTAAAAATATCTACAACATGTACGTTAAGTTTTTTTCTCTTTATGATATCTGCTACAGAACATAGTGAGCGTCCTTTATAGCAACCTAACTCACAGATAGTTCCATCTTCTGGAACGTCTTCTACTAAACGTCTATACTCATCTACGTCGCCTTGATAAAACCAACCTTCTGGTAGTTTATACATATGTTCTAACTTTTGTCTTACTTCTGCTATATGTTTTACCCACATTTCTTTATGCTCTTCATCCATTACAGTGCTTTCTGCTTTATGCCACAAAGGAAATGCATTTACATTATAGCCATCTTTTATTTCGCATTCTTTATCATCAGGAACTTGTATGACCTTATAGCCGAGCTGCTCTATTTTTAAGCAATATTCAATATCTTCACCTCCACCTGGACTCCATGATTCGTCAAGTCCTCCAATCTTATCCCATAATCTACGTGGTGTAGCTGCACAAAAGAATAAACAAAATCTTCTCTCAACTGATGCATCATATAATTTCAAATTGCCAGTAACTCCAACATTATCTTTTAGAGCGTCTAACAAATAACGAATCCAAGTATTCTTTTCTTGTTGAAGCAATATTGCATCGTTATTCATAAAGATGATATTCTCGCCAATTGACGCCTTTACTCCTTCGTTAATCGCTTTAGTATAACCTAAGCCTTCATCAAACCATAAATGTTTCAACTCAGGATGTATTATTTCCTGAAGTTCTAGATATTGTTTAGTATCATCTTTACACCCATTTGCTACTACTACAATTTCTCCATCTATAAGATCAGTATACTTAAAGATCTTCTCTAAGCATGGCTTAAGACAATCTTCTAAATGATTATATGTTGGAATAACAATAGAATACTTCATAAACTATTTATTTATATGATACGTTATCAATGAGTGATGTACTCCTAATATTCTAGAGATAGTATAATTTTTCAAATGATTATCAAATTTTAAAACATTAATAACACTTGGCAAATATTCTCTATGTATTTTTGCATTTATAACCATTCGTTTTAGCTGTTTAAAAGCTTCTGAAGATATGAAATCTTTATATTCCTTTTCAGCTGTACACTTAGAACAATTAGTGTAATAAAACACTTTATGATGTTTACAATATTGTTCTTTTTGCATAAGGATTGTTCTTACGCGTGATTTAGTTATATTCATCTCCTTGCCTATTGCACTGAGAGTTAAACCCTTGTTCCTCAATTTCTTGATTTTTTTGTTTCTTTCTATTTTCATATCTTTACATATTATTTACTACTTAAGAAAATTCTACTCTGAGAAAGTTCTCTTAAATAGTAGCGAGTTAGACTCGCCACTAAAGCAATTATTGCTTATTACTTTTATATAGAAGTTTTAGCTAGAAAATAATATTGGTCTCCAATCAATAATATCTTTCCAGCGCTTATTTATGAGGAAATATGTCTGTGAAGGTTGTTCAAACTCAAAAGCAGAGTCCTGCGCATAAGCATTATATCCAATCATAGAACCATTACAGATAAATCTTGGTCCTTTTTGTTTCTGATGATGATGTCCGAATACATCATAGTCTGCTTCCCAAGCAGTATTTGCTCTCAAAATGTATCTTGAAGCAGGCACAGCAAGTCCACCGATGCCACCAAGATATTTAATTCTGTGACCATGATGAAGACGAAGTGTTACATCATAGATCTTTAGCTTTGATGTGTAGCTATTAGAGATTAAGAATTGTACACGTGGTTCATCTGCATATTCATGTGCAAGAAACGAATACATAAACAATTCTAATGAATTACCCATCTCTGTTTCAGAGCTTCGTGGCTTTTTAGTAATACGAGAGTGATTGCCAGCATGACATGGAACAACTATAGATTTTAGATCTGATTCTTTTAATAAAAAATCTATACCGCTTTTTAACATATTCTTTGCCTCAATAGCTGCTTCAATAGGCGGAAGTGAACATATTGCAAGATTTTCTTCATGTATATTACCAGTAATAAAATCACCAAGTAATGCAAGAACTAGATTCGGTACAGAATTATTACTATTTTCAAGATTACGAAGTTTTAATGCAATACGAAACGCTTCATCTGCTCTCTTTCTAGCTATATCTATTGAATACGAATTGAGATTATTCACTGATGAGCCAGTAACACGTTCCTCAATATGCCAGTCAGAGAATACTGCTACAGCAGTTGCTTCTCCACTATTAGAATTAGGAAAAGGCTTTATCTCATGGATAATAGATGCTTTCGGTAGAAGCAGTAGTACATCTTTTTCTTTTTCTAACAGTGCTATACGCTCAATTAAAAATTTGTTCTTTTTAGTTTCTTGAGAAAGCTGATTCTTAGATTTTACTAAATCAATTTCTTGTTTCACTTCTTTTGAATTCAAATCTGGTGAAACGAGCTTGTCTATTGCTAAACGTTTTAACTTTCGTAATTCTACTCTCGTAAGAGAATATTTCTTAGTTGGAAACGTCTTTTTAAGCATATCATCGTTTGTACGAGATATCAGTATTTGCTCTTTTTGCGTTAAAATATTTAATTTAACGATCTTCTTCATTTTATACCTCCAATGTTTTAAGATATTCTATAATTTCGTGTAATGTTGCAGTACCAAATAATATATGCCACGCATTATGTTTATTCTGTGGAATATCTAATAAATTATATGCTTTATCAGAACCTCCACGACTTACAGGAACAAGATGGTGAAATGTCCATTTTTTTGGAAATTTCCGTATCCTACGCCTGCGGTGCTTCGCCATTGATGCCTCCTAATAATTGATTGAGTTCAATAAAATCAGCTAATTGTAAAAGCATTATCTGTTCTTCTCCACAAACAATACATTCACAAAAGAGAGTGAAATTACAATTTGCGATATCTACAATGAGTTCGTTTATTACCAACTCACCCATACATTTATCGCATAGTGGTTTTGTTGATAAAAATTTACTCATTCTTCACCTCCATTGCTTCAATCTGTTTTTTGTTGAGTATTGCAATACGTCTATGTCCGCACTTCTCAAGAAATAAAATTGTAACTAAGAATGAGTCGTCATTTATTTGTTGAGAGAATAAAGAACCAAGCCGTTCTGTATAATCTTGATGTTCTATTATACAAGTAGTACAAAATGTTTTAACTTTCATCTAATGCCTCCTTTTTCTTTTGATTGTTAAGTAAGAGCCAGAAGCACTTCCTAACGCATAACTTAAAGCTAGCAAGGTTATTTCACCAGATAGAGTTATAGAAGAAATGACTAAAACACTTAATAACGTTATTGTAAATGACAAAAATCCTGAACGTAATGGCTTCACATCTATGACACATTGTGTGTCTAATGTAGCTAATACGTCAAAGATAAAGCCAACTGAAAAATAAAGAATAACTTGATACACTTGATTTAACATAATAGCCTCCTCATATTTTTAACTTCTTATAAAAGTTTTAATGTGCTAAAAGAATAAATAGATATTCTTTGACAAAGCTCTTAAAGTTAAGAAATCTATCAAAAAATACTTACATTAGTCTATATCTCTATTATACCAATATTTACAAAAAAGTACTCTTTTTTTATGTTAATGAAGCACCGTAAAATAAGCGGAAGCGAAGGATGCTCTGTCCCTCGCCTATTAGATATGTAAATAGTCATTAGTCTTTTTAAGAGCAGACTTAATAACTAGTGTGGCGTCATGTTGAAGATTATTTTAGTTCTTTAATTTTTTCATTGTATTCATTTAATGTAAGAAGAGTTTGTTCTTCTGAATCACATACATTGCATAATACTTTAACTAGATATGTATCCTCTGAAACCAACTCTATGTCTCTAACTTCACAGTCTGAAACATTCTTACATTTTTTACAAAAAAAGTTTTTTAGATTTTTCATTTTCTTCTCCTTCAATTATGACTTATAATGTACTATAAGATATCATTAAATATCTTGTTCCGAAGATTGGAATTGCACCAATGATCTCAAGGTTATGGGCCTTGCGAGATACTACTTCTCTACTCCGGTATAAATTGGCAGAAGCATTTTAACTCTTCTGCCATTTCTTAAATATGCTCTTCTTTTTGTAATTTTTTTGCTATTGTTTCTTTCAATACTTCTAGATACTTATGAAGAGAGATTGGAAGATGCTTACTTAACTCAGAAGCTTTTAAAGTATTCTTCTTTCTGTAAAGTTTTTCTATCTTAAGTAAAAGCTCTATGTCAGAAAGATAATCTTTAAAGTCTATTCCTTTCTCTATCTCTGGATTTCTAATATCTGAAAGTTTAGAATTAGAAAGTACTTTTAAAAGATCAAACTCTCTTTCAGTATAGAGATGTAACGAACCTACTTTGTGTGTATATGTACCTAACTCTACACCAAGTACATTAGCTAAAAATTCCTGTATGAATACAAACCCATTTATATCATACGGAAATCCCCAAAGCAAATCGTTAGATCTCATGTAAGCAGTCATATGTAGCTTTCCTTCTCTCAAGAAAAACTGATGAGATATGGTACATGGAATGTCTTTAGACGAATGTCTATCCTGAACACCGAATATAGTATATACTGCTTGTCTTGAATCTGGATCTTTTTTTAGAAGAGCGATAATATGCTCAAGCCAATATCTTATACGAGTTCCATAATCGCCATCGTAATAATTATAATCATTCTTGAAATTTGCAAAGTTTGAATTATAAAAACATAGACGTTCTGAATCAGAATTTCCAGAAAGATACTGCAACTTTTCCATTGCTGCAAAAGCATAATTTAACTTTCTAGCTTCTGAACGTATAAGACTATTTCTTGGATCTTTTAAGACTAACTCTACATTAAGAATTTCCTTAATTTCCATACCACGTGGACGAACTATATATTCTGGATTTTTAGAAACTTCTTCTATTGCTTTTTTATAAAGCTCATCCGCAGTGTTAGCTTCAAAGTATTTTTTAGACATATTTTTTTTCATTTAGACCTCCTTTAATGTTCTATATAGATTATATACAAAAAAATAGAAAAAGTACACTCTTAAACTGTTAATAATTATTTAGTTAATTCTTAGCCAGAAAGAACCGCCGTGTCTTTCTGTAGTTGGTATATGTTGCCATATCGGATTTAATATGTTTCTCAGCTCTATGTCATTAGATATAAACATATTAGGAAGCAATACTTCAAACATTTTAGTCTTTCCTAATAAATAACAGGCTAGAAGATATTGTTCAGAATAACACTTATCAGCCCATTCTGGCGAATAATCAAAAGGCAGAAAAATGTCATGTATTTCAACTAGTACGCCAGATTTTAATCTTGGCAAAACTTCTAAAAAGAAAACTGTCACGTCTGAATTCTGAAAACATCTATGTGTACCATCAAAAAATACTATGTCTCCTTCTTCTAAAGTATCAAATATTGATAGATTCACTTCCTCTAAGCCATATCGTAAGACTTCATCACATAGATTGTTTATTTCTCTCCTTGGTTCTGGATCTATTGAAATTATTTTAGTTCTTAGATCATTATCTTTTATAGCACGTCTAGCAAATTTAGTAGAATTGCCACTTCCTATTTCTAAATAAGTTTTAGGATTGTTCTGTACTATAAACGAATAAAGTGATATAATATCTAGGCCCGGTATTGAGCCTGCATTCCACGCTGGTTCAATATCATTTTGTTGCAATAAGTCTATTTTAAGAAGACTGTCAGCGTACTTAAGAAAGCTAGTTAGAATGCTCTTATAGCTCTCTTTATTTTTCTCAAGTATATTATCTACCAGAACATTTCTTGGCTTATCATAGCCCCATCTTGGCTTTGGATTTATTGGATACTCTAAATTTATTATATTCATATTATTTGTAGCATTTAAAAACTGGTCTATCATTACTATCTGGCTGTTTAGTATAGCCAGCTTTCTCAACTTTTGAAAAATATTTATTCAGCCATTTCAACAATAACTCTTCTGTTGGTATAGCACAAAATTCATCATTTTGGCCACCTTTATAAACTATATCTAGACCTTCTTTTTCTATCACAGGTGTCTCTAAAACAAACATATTACAGTGTTCTGATATCTTCTTTATGACTTCTTCTCTACGTGTATAGTAATGAAAAGCAGAAGAAGAAAGTATTATGTCGTACATCTTATCCTTAAAATCAAAGTCTTCTATTTTTGAATGATAAAATACACCTTTTGGACATCTATCTTTTGCTATATCTAAAACCTGCCAGCTTATATCGCAACCTTCTACAATTTTAGCACCTTCTTCTAATGCTTTACTACTAAACCAACCAGTATTGCAACTTACTTCGAAAAAAGTCTTATCTTTTACATTAATATCAAATACAGACCATTTGGGATTTGAAAAATCCTCAGACTGATATGCTACACCACCAGTTAAAGAACAAGAAGTATTAGTTATGTCTTTTATGATATATGCATCTTTAGGAACATGATTAAGAGCTAATGTATCAATAGCCTCTCTATATTTAGTTTCTTCATCAAATGGCGGATAGCCTTCATACATAGTGCCTACTCTTTTACTTCTGTTTTTTAACCAACGTTCATAATCTACGTTTATCCAAAAATATCTAAAGTCGTAATTTTCAAAGACATCCTTCACTGCTTCTAGTTCTAGCGGATTCCAGAATAAAGATACGCTTTCTATTATAATGCTAGGCGGAAACTTAAAATTCAAAAACTCCAGCCAAGAAGACTTTACACATTCTTTCATAGAGCCATATTCTAGCCAGTTCTCTAGATCAAGCTTAGTTGGATCTTCCCAATAACTTAGCATTGGTGCATATCTTAATTTTTCATTAGATATACCTAACTTTCTTTGAACTATACGATACACATCATCACCTTTAATCCAAGGTATATTCAACTCTTTAGAAAGCTTTTCAGCAAAAGTTGTTTTACCAGAAGCACCCATACCACTTATAATATAGACTTTATTTGACATATATTTTTCCATTTTTTATTAAACAGTTCTATGTTTTCAGACAAACTATCAAATCTGTTAGCAGAAGAAGCTTCATTATGTATTATTACATCTGGTAATACAAAGAATTTACAATCTTTCATACGTAAATATAGATCTACGTCTTCACAGCCATTTCTAAAAGACTCGTCAAAACCCTTATATCTTCTAAACATCTCAGCTTTCATCATTAGAAAAAAGCCAGATGGATATTCTACTTCTTCGTTCTTATCACGTATTTCTATCAAAACACCATTAGATATTCTAAAACCTTTACAGCCAGAAGAAGGAGTTGCACTCACAACATCGTAGTCTTTTAATTCATTCTTAGCTGCTCTAAAAATAGAATGATTCTGTATAACTATGTCATCATTTAATATGCAAACATATTTAGTATTTATAAAACTGACTCCTCTATTAACATTTTCTGCAAACGTACCTCCTTTTATAACATAAATATTTTTCAGATCTTCAATAGACTTAAGAAGATCTGACAACTTATCATGTCTGTTATGATGCGGTATCACAAAAGAAATGTCTTCTAAACTTTCATAAAAAGAAAGCAGCTGTTTTGCAACATTTTTGATATTATGATTTCTATCAAAGTCTAAAGGCGCATCATATACTTTATGTTCTAAAGTGACTGGATCATATATAGAAGACTTTACACCGCAACTCCACGCTTCTAGATTAACTCTGCCAAGCAAAATGCCAGCAATTTCATCTGCATCAGCTATTTCATCTTCTATATGAAATTTATCTGGATATATTTTCACCCATTCGCTCTTATGTAATTTAGCACCACAGTCCATTCCATATAGAAACACCCTTCTTTGTTCAGATGCAGAATCTATTAGACTATTTAAAAAAGCTTCTCTAAGAGTGTCTAGGGTGCATGGAACTACTATCTTATAATAGTCTCTATCTTCTTTTTTCTTCTTTTTAAATCTCTCTCTGTCTATGCCATTATAAACTACAACACATTTTTCTTCTGGTATTTGATGTTCGTCTATTATGTGTCTTAATATAGACTGACGTATACATATGTATTTAAGTATTTGTGTTCTGTCTGATATTGGAGTTTCACACTCATATTCTGAATGAATCACAACTATTGCAGGAACATTCGGAAATTCATCTAAAACTTTTTCAGAATCTCTTTCTGAAGCAATTATAAAATCTGGCATCTCATATCTATCTCCGAACTGTACACATTTTATTGTAGCTAGTTCTAGTTCTTCTTTTAGTTTGTGTCCTTCTACACCAGTAAGTCCGCCTCTCCAATCAGAAACGATCTGTACATCATGACCTAAACGTCTTAACTCTCTAGCAATCTCAAAGACATAAAGAGGTGCACCAGATAGATATGACATGCTTAAAGTAGATAGAAGTATTTTCATATAGATATTAAAAACTTTACAGCATCCACAAAGCCTCTGTTATTTAACTTCATAATAAGATCTATTGTATCAGAAGTATGCATACAAGAAAAACAATGCAAAAGATTTTTCTTTTTCCATAAAGACATTGAAGGATTAGTATCATTATGAAATGGACACTTACAAAAGCCTCTTGAATCTAGTTGAATCAATCTGTCTATAGGATAATCTCTAGCTGTCATTATTTGATCTTCTGTTATTTCTCCTTCTTTTATCTTGTCCCAATTTTCTAAAATGTTTAAAGAATTCCTCAATCTTTTTATTTTTCTTTCTAATTTTTCTGGCTCTGCCATATCTAACAAAACTAATCTAACATTCATCGGCATGCCCATTCTATATCTTTCTTCATATCTGGCATTTGCACCATTTAGAATACTTTCAGTTAAAGATAACTCTTCCTTCATTGACTGAACTCTTATTTCTCTTATAGCATCTTCACCAATGTCACTTTTCATTAAGTCTAAAGCTTCCTTTATTTTAGGAAGTTCTATGTCTTCATAATACTCTTTAGACTCATCTAAGATATTTTGCAAAGATTCATCTAAAACATCTAGCTCTTCAAAGTCTCTTATACCCATTCCATATAAAAAACTTTGATAGCCAGGAAAGTTACGATATCTAATCCAAAGTTCAGTTAGATAATTCATATTCTCTATCTTCTTCTAGCTCTTTTTTAGAGACATTAAAGTTTTTAACATATTCTACTAATGATTCACCTTCTTCTATCTTACCAATAAAGTCTAATATCTTTTCAGACCAGCCGCAAAGATGAAACACTTTAGAGCCAGTAACATCTTTAGTGCCGTAGCCTTGAATATCTATAGCATATACGAATGGATCTTCATTAGTCTGCTTAAGATACACTTTATACGCTTCTTGTACACTATATTCATTCCAACTTTCATTGTCTGAAATGATGATAATACGTGAATAATGTACGTCTTCTAGAACTTTCTTCATAGCATATGCAAATACTAACGAAGTCTGAGTACCACTTGCAATTGCAGAGTTTTCTATGCTTTTAGATATGTCTATAATAGGAGTCTTTCCACTTATAGTCATTTCCTTTAAGCTATCTGAATATAAAATAACATCAGATTTAGAATTGCTTTTAGCCAACGTAGCAGCAAATATAGAAGCTTTCTTAAGAGGATCGCCTTCCATTGAACCGGAAGTATCTACAGCTATAAGAGTTCTTCCAGATAGCTCTGGCGTATTAGATACAGCAGCATCCATTGCATCAGATATAGCATCAGTTAGTATACGATTGCCTTTAACATTATCATATGCAGTAACAAAACGAAAAGGCAATTGACGTGATTTACTTACTTCATCTTTATCTGAAAGTTTTGCAGCTGCTTTATCTATTACTTCATTTGAGACTTTATTAGAAATTAAGTTGTTTAAGTTTCTTAACAAAGCCATATAGCCTAACTTATCGTTTAGAACTAATTCTTCCCATTTAGTTTTCTTTTCTTCTGGCTTGCAATTAGAAATTTCAGTTTCCCATGTATCAAAAGACTTTAATTCTCCTTTAATAAGATCTTCCCATGCTTTCTTTTGTTCTTCATTAGCATGTTTTACTTTGGGATGTGTCAAATTAAATACGTCTACTAAAGAATATTCCTTTCCTTCTGATTTATACTTTGACAATTGATATCTATTGAATTTCAATAAAGCATTTCTAACACCTCTCTTTATTTGCTTAGACAAAGGAGTTTTTACATAAGATACTATTTCTGTCAAATCATCTACTCTTATAGAAGCAGCTATGATAGTATCTTTTATAAGACTATCGCCTTTATGTATTTTAGATAACTCACCAATCAATGCATGAGATACAGATCTCATGTTGAATTCAGTTCTTGCAATTATCGCTAAGTTAGCAACAAATTGTGGTGATACTTTTTGTACTAGCTCTTTTATTCTTTCCAGACGACTATCACCAGATTCGTAAAATTTATTTTCTAAGAAGGCTGTCAACACAGCATGAATAAGTTCCATCTCTGCTGACATCTTAAAAGCTTTTCCTCCAGCTAAATTAACTGTTTCAGTTGAAGGCATTTTATTATTAAATTTTGACATAATACTTCGGCTTTTTTAATTATGTTATAGCCTTAAATGTAGGGATAGTTATAGCTAGAATTATAGCATTCCGAAGAATACTAATTGTCAATTAAATTGAAATAAAATTTTATGAAGTATCTAACTATTTACCGCTACATTTAAAGCTGCAAAATGAGGAGATAATCTGTCCAGCAACAATGCGTCCTACCATTAGACGATATGCTCCGAAGAGCACAGTAGGATTCGGACCTACGTCTCACACGTACAAAGGTGAAGTAACTGAACTATTGCATCCTCATTTTGAAGTTCAATTGATTGATTCGGGGATAAAATTAAACGAGTATCTTATTAAGCCGAAGTATCTCATTTGTTACCACCGAGTCAATCAATTGAATTACTAATTGTATTATATACTAGTATTATTTAAAAGTACACTCTTGAGTTGTTAATAACTTATAAGTCTATTTCTTCTTGTTCTTTAGAGCCAATATCTTCACTTACGTGAGTATTGTCAACCTCTAATAACATTTTATCTAAAAACTTTAGCTTTATTACTTTTCCAAGCACACCAGTTCTACGATGATTTGCTATAATCACAGCAGTTAGTCCAGTATAATCAAACATCTTAGACTTTCTATTTTTCATACGCTCTCTCCACACTAACAACGTACAGTCTGCTTCTTGAGTTATAAAAGAGCTATCACGAATATCGCTTTCTGTCGGCGCTTCTTCATATTTAGTTTTTGTCAAGTGAGCCATCAAAAAGATAACGATATTGTGTGTGTTAGCAATTGTTTTCAATCTTCTAATGACAGTACCAATCTCAATAGATTGATTTCTAGACTTTTCCATGTCCACAATATAATGCAAATGATCTATAAAGACTGCTTTGATATCATACTTTAATTTTGCCTCTATCACTCTTTCTTCAAGCCAATCAAGATTTTTTGGAACTAATCTCTGAGGAAGATAAAAATCTTTTGCTTTCACAAACTTTTCAAACAACTGTCTCATTGAAACTTCATAAGAGAACCATAAGCTTTTTACGTCCTGCTTTTCAAAGTTAGCTGTAAGCGTTTGACTAAAAGTAGTCTTTCCTTGTTTTGTTGGACCACTGATAACTATAAGTTCACCACCTTCAAATCCTTCTATGATAGAATCTAAAGACTTCATTCCAGCTAAAAATTTAGTAGGATTATATGCAGCAGCAAACACACGTTCTTTCATTTCAGTTGCTGGCACAACTTTGTCATCGCCTTCATAGTCTCTTAGCTCTTGTTCTTTACTTGCAAAAATTCCCATATATTATTTCTTTATATTCTTTTTTAACTCAAAATAACACCTTGCACATGCTCTTGTATCCATCAGAGAATTATGTGCACCACTAAACTCTTCATTGAACAGGTGTTTATATAGCTCTATAAGTCTTGGATATTTGTTCTGTCCTGCATGTGTTCCAGCTATATTACAAATGTCTACAGATTTTTTCATAGTACAAAATATTTCCTTCTCCTTTAACTTCTTTTCAAATCTGTCGTCTTTAAAAAGTCTAAAGAATTCTGCACCAACAATTGACTTATCAAAATCAACGTTATGTGCAATTACTTTATTTGCAATATGTAAACAGCCTCTAAACAGATTTAAAACAAATTCTAAGTCCTTACCTTCTTTTTCAGCAATCTTTTGAGTTATACCGTGTATCTTAGAAACTTCTTCTGAAATAGTAAAGCCAGAAGGTTTTATGATATAATCAAACTCTTGTTCATTTACACCATCACTTAAAATCCAGGACATCTGAACTAGTCTTGGCCAATTATCACTATCACTTAATGGCTTGTTCCAGTCTTTTGGCAGTCCAGTAGTTTCAGTATCAAAAATTAGATATAGCATATTATTTAGTTTTCATTTTCTTAACAAAACATTCTAGATGATATGTAAGCCATTTTTTAATACTATACGCCTGATTCACATTCTTCTCTATAAGACCTTCTCCTGCTTTCACAACAGCTTTGCAGATTTCACAGTTTTGAGAATATTTATTAGTCATCATAGTTTTGAAATATTTTTTATTACTGTAGATAGTTTCCACTCAAATTGATATTCTTTAATTCTTTTATCGTATGCCATTTCATCTACTTTTTCCATCAAATCTGAAAATTCTTTTAGTGTCATCATATTTGCAAGCTTCTCAGCATTCTTACGTTCAGCCATAAAAGTTGCCCATGCTTTTTCTTTATTATTAAACTCATATGTAAAATTACCATCTGACATTTCTTGCTTACGCTTCCAGTAATACGCTCCAAAAAGTCCATCTGGCTTACACTTACCATGATTCAACAAATAACGATAATCGTATATACCGTTCTCTCTCGGAAAATCATAAGAGGCAGATCCATATTTTTCCTTATTCTTTTCAATATGCTTAAGATTTTCTTTCCAAGAATCACTACCACGACGCTCTATGCGGCTTTTTTCATCTGTTTCTTCGTCTAAAGACGATGAGTTCAGTTTCGTCGTATTATCTATATTCGTTTTAATCTCTGGTACAGAGTTAAACAACATAGATTGTTTACTAGTATTTTCTACTTTACTAGGCTCTATAGGTTTATCTACTTTATTTAATTTATATATACTACTAGATATACTTACCAACATGCTCGTGTAGACCTCACTCAAATGAAATTCAATGGTTTTGTCAACATTATTCTTAAAATCTATAAGTCCTTCATTTTTTAGACGTGTGAGACTAAAAGTTGTACTAAGTTTTGTGATACCTTTAAGAGTACTCATGTCTTTACACATATTTGAAAACATAAAAGTCGTCCATTCTGAGAAGTTTCCTTTTAGAAGTAAAGAAAATTTGACTCTAGTAAGATACTCTAATACTTGAGCATCTATGAGTTTCAATGAACTATGCTTTTCTAGAAGATTATTTGAATTAAAAGTTAGAAATTGATTCATAAAGTAGATTATTAAACTGTGTTCTATACCGTCTAGAGCACCCTAGAAGAGACTTTAAGCTAATTCAAATAGAATTCCTCACAGGCTAATTTAAAGTCTCTCTTATGAAGTTCTAGAACTCTTCTTGTACCTCCCTCGTGTCTAGTTCCTGCTGATTGCTCTCTTGCTTAGGTGCAGCATTTTCCTTCATCTTCTCTACGATATCTGCAATTGACTTTTTAAGACTAAGCTCTTCTAAAATTTCTGGATCTACTGGCGTATTAGTGCGTGCAGCAATTGTATCGTAGCTAGTTTTTCCATTGACCACTGACTTTGTAATGATAATATCATATGGCATTGGAAACTCATCAAATTCATAGCCTTCCATCTGTCTAAATTCAGAAACTCTTTTAGCTACAGTGTATGAAAGCTCTGCAATCTTAAGAGTATTAACTGACTTATCTATAACATACATAAAATAAGACACTTTGATTTTTTTTATATCGTCTGGCGTCTCATCTGTATGATATGGACATCCACGTTCTTTGCCTACACAAAGAAATGAACGTCCAGCTTTTTTGCCTGGTCCATTTTTGTAGGATGGATCCCAGTGCTTTCCGACTATCTCGTATTCTGAAAGGATACGTATCCTGGACTCTCCATCGCCTGGCTTAAACCATTCGTTTCCTTTGGAGACTCCATGCTCTTTTGCTTCTTTTTCAAAGTCTTTGAAATTTCCTGACATGTTAGTAATTTTTTATTGTTTTAGTAATTTGTTTATATCTTCTATTTGGCTATTTAGATGTTGCAATGGCTCTTTATACTTTTGAATCTGATGAATATTGCCGACTGCATATCCTATCAAATAAAAAAATATAAAAAGAAAAAAGAGTGCTATAAACATATCATTATTTTGCTTTCCAATCAGTAAGTACTTCTTTTCTAGCAGTTAATGATAAATCTATAATTTGCTTTAATACTTTACGTAAAGCTTGATATTCTTTATACGGCTTTTTGTCTGATGCAGTATATGCATCTAACAATAGCGTAAGTTGTTCAGTATTTTCAACTATCTTTTGTATTGTTTCTTTCATGTTTATAATTTTAAAGTTTGTTCGTAACATCTATAAGATCTTGTGTAAGTGTTTCAACTTTACTTTCTAGACGTTCTTTCTCGTTAATATCATCTTTCCAACCTTCTAACATCTCTTCCGCTACTTCTTCTACTTTTTCAAATCCTTCTGGATATGCATCAAAGAATTTTTGCATATAGTAGTCATAGTCCGGATGATTTTCATATGTCATAAATTTGATACTTGCGTTGTTCCGACCTTTGTTGGCCAATAGTATGGAAGATTGGCGTCTACATCTGAAAATTGTTTTGAATAAAAATTAAAGTCCTTCCTCAGTAAATTAGATCTATGACTTCTATGAAACTCTTCATTTCCAATCCAAGAAGGCAGCTCACCTGCTAAACAAGAAAAATCGTAAAATAACATAGAGTTTTTAAAACCGCGTTTGAGCCATTCTGAAAGTACACAGTTATAATACATTTTTAAAGCATCTTCATGTCCCTTCCACATCAGAACTGCTGGATGATGTTGCCAACCATATGATGGATCTGAAAGAGCTTTTAATATCTGAAATGATTCTACTCTCTGTTTGCCTAAACGTTTGCTGTCTAATGATTTAGCACTCTTAAAGAAACTAGAATAAGGGAGAAAAGTTTGCATGTTAGATTTTTAATTTATTATAACTAAGTTTTTCAAAAAGTACACACTTAAACAGTTGACTAAGACTAATTACATATTACTAAAATTAGTTGTATAATCTTGTTAATTTTATATCACCAACATAGTCTTTTTTGTAATATAAACATCCGACTGGAAATCCAAACTTAAATCCGATATTTCCTCCGCTTCCAAGCATTACAATCTCTTTTAAGCCACCATATCTTTGTATCTCTCTATCAATCTTTTGTGACTTAAATGCTTTTGCTAGTGGAACAAGCAATACTATGTTATCTGAGACATCAAAGCACTTCAACAAGAATTTATCATAGATTGAATAAGGGGGATTTGTAATTATCCAATCTACTTTTTTGTCATAATCAAAAAAATCTCTTCCTTCAGCTATTTCGCACCAGTCCTTTTTATTCTTTATGTTGTTATAGAAATTGCCAGTGCCTTTTGCTGGCTCTAATACTATGCCAGTCGGATTGAAATAAGATATAATTCTTTTTGCTACTATCTCATTAGTCATCACATTATCAGTCCAATTACTTTTTATTGATTTATTTGGCTTCACGAAAGTCATTTTAGTTATTTATTTTTAGTCGGATTACATATCGGACATTGATTAGACGAAACATACCTGTAAAAATTACATTCTATGCCACAACTAGGACATCTCATCTTATATCCCATGCAACCAGCAATGCTCTGTTTTAATATGTCATTTCTAACTTCACACCAATCTTTGATCTTTGTCTTTTTTGATTTTTTCATGTCTATCTGCTATTAGTTTGTAAAGTTTGTAATAGGAATAGAACTTTATCTAATTCTCTATTTTGACTTGCTATGTGAGTAGAAAGACATGTACATGGGGTATTTTCGCCAAACATACTTGCATAATATCCAGTACCGTTACATACAGTACATGTTTCTCTCATACACTCTATTCTCTCCCTCAAATCCTCATAGATATAGTTTATTATATCAGGGAGTTTTTCGTGGACTTCGTGGAGGGCTTGGTTATATTCTTTTCCAATAATTATGGACTGGTCATCAGCTCTTTCAAGGTTTACGTACTCCTCTTTTTTCTCCTTGATTTTTAGATTATTAGAAGGCTACCGAGCGCACCGGAACCCAAGACCGGTGCCCGTACGACCAGAACCATTATTCAAATTTAACGCCCCAACTCCTGCACTACCGCCATTACCCCAATTCCCGCCACGAAGAAAACCTAGATACTCATTGCAATAAATCCATTCATAACACACATCTTCATCATTAGACAACTCTTTAATTCCTAAGAACTCATTGTGATAAATACTTGCATCATTGGGATATTTTTCTTTGTAAGCATCCAAGAGTACAAGTTGCTGTTGTATAGTGGGAAGTGAATAGCCTAATTTCTTTGCTTCTTTAACGGCATCAAAATAGTTTATATTATTCCACACGTTGCCGTCTTTTCTCATTTTACGTTCCATTATTTCAAATGGTTTGACTCCATATTTGTCAAAGATTTCCCTTGAAATAACGGAATAATCTATTTTAATCCATTTTTCTTCTTGACCTTTAATATACTCTTGCAATTCAGAGATTGCTTTGAGTGCTTCTTCTTTTGTTTCTATTTTTAGTTTCATATTTATTTATTATTAGTTTGTAATAGATATTCTCTAATATAATTTACTATCTTTTTTCTATCGGTTTCTCCCTCTAATATATTCAAAACACTTTTTATATCTTCTTGTATCTTCTCACGTTCAGCTTTCTGTATCATTGAAATAAAATCTGTATCGTGTTCTAAATTCTTTGCGATTTCACTTGATATAGCAGTTGAACCATCTAATTTTCCTTTTTCGTAGGCTTCTTCTAACGCTTTCCTAAAATATGCTTTATTATCTGGGCGACCAAACTCATTTGCATATTCTATAACTTTTCTTTCTATCCATCCTATCCATTCATATTGTGTGTTAGACATAAAATTATATCTTAAAATTTCTAATTCTCAATTCCAGTATTATATTATTCCACGTTTCTATTGTCTTTTTATTTAGGTTCTTAAATATTCTTTCTTGATTCTTTTCAAGCCACGTCCAATTTTCTAATGTGGGATATTTTCCTTCATATGCCCTTCCTGCAGCAAACCAATCAGCAATCATTTCACGCACATATTTTTCTGGCATAGGAAGTGGTGATACGTCGCTCATTGATGCATCCTGTCTATTATGTGAACTTCTTGGCATCCAATATTCCCAGTGATGCTTTTCTAAATTCTGATGTTTTAACCACGCTTGAGCGAATTCGTTTTCCATCGTTTTATCGCCAAAGAAGTAATTATTATATGCTTTCCATAAAACGAATTTAGTCCAATCGTGTTTTATGAGTTGCCACAATGATATACCTCCTATCATCCATCCAGCGATAAAGACAAAATACTTATGTTTAATTGTCAAAAGTATATACTTCATAAAATTATTTCTTTGGCTTAATTATAATGGGGGTAGATTCGTAGTTAATTATCTCGTCTGTTTTTTTCTTATCATACACTGGCGAATATGGGTCTGTTATCTCGTAAAGAGCGAGTCGTGCCATTAAAGAGTTTAGCTTTTTATCATTCAGCTCTGATGCACGTTTTGCAACGTCTATGAGTAGGTTTCCAAATATCTGCAATGGAATACGAAGTATAGCAGTTTCATTATTACTCAAAATCTCTTTAAGTAAGTTCGGGGTATTTACTTTCCAATCTGCCTTTGTTTTTATTGGTTTTATTTTCTTTATGTTATTCATAATTACTGCTTAATAGTATTAATATTTTCATTCATTTCACTGGATATTTCAATACATTCATCAAGAACTTTTTTTACTGCTCCCTTTACTGCTTCTCCTAAATCAATAGTCATTTTATCAATAGATTCTTCTGCTTCTTTCTCTATTTCCAGCCACGTTCTGTCTTGTTCTATATTTGTGTTATTCATAGTTAGGGTAAGAGATTAGTTATACTTATCAAATTCTTGCAAAAGACATTCTTTATGAAAGCTCCCAAGGGAAGACTCTTTTATCACGCCGTTACAAGGAACTCCATTTCTTTTTATTGATAGAACTAGACCTTTCCCATTAAATTTCTTACCACAGAATATGCAAGGTTTCGGATGTTTCCTCCCTAGAAGAGCTACGTCGTTTATTTTAACCAACCTCATCCTTCCCACCTCTCTTTGTGTGTTATTGGACATGATTATAAATCTTAATTGTGCTTCTTATTTTCTTGCAGCCAAAGCATAATTGGGTTAGTGCATCGTGGAAGGTGGAGTATATCGCCTGTTGAGTATGCTTGCCTTCGCATTCTTGGATATGTTTACGCACTTCTTCTTGAGTTTCACAATGCTCATAGGTGAATAAAATTTGTATATATTGTTCTTGTTTCATAGTATTACCACTCGCTCTTAGGGACTTCACGTATGACCTTTAGTTTTGAAGTGCGGACTTTTCCATCGCAATCTTCTCCCACATAGACATCTTTCTCGTCCGTCTCACATTCAAGTAGTGCCTGATTATCCCAACCTCTACCAAAATCTATCGCCCATTTCTTATGAGAGAGATGTAATCCTCTACCACAACTCCGACCATTTTTATCTATTGACTCCTGATATGTTTCCCCAATCTTATATTCAAAAGAACTGTTTTGAGAAGATATATATTTATCATCAACTCTATGGACTGATTTATACATTATAAGTTTCTTACCTTTCCGCTCTATCGGATATAGATTTTTATATTCAGTCATAGTAGGTACAAAATCAGGGAGTACAATGTGTGTAGTGTTTTTTGAGAGAGTAAGTTTCAATGACTTTTCTTTTTTATAATGTCTAACAATATTTCTTCCAAATGTTTTAACTACTGCACATCCAAATATCATCAGAATAGAAGCATATCCAAAAGCGTCAATGGTTGCGTTGCCAGACACGTACTTAATGGTTGCGTTGCCAGACACGTACTCAATGGTTGCGTTGCCATACACGGACTCAATGGTTGCGTTGCCATACACGGACTTAATGGTTGCGTTGCCAGACACGTACTCAATGGTTGCGTTGCCATACACATACTTAATGGTTGCGTTGTCATACACGTACTTAATGGTTGCGTTGCCATACACGGACTCAATGGTTGCGTTGTCATACACGGACTTAATGGTTGCGTTGCCAGACACGGACTTAATGGTTGCGTTGCCAGACACGTACTCAATGGTTGCGTTGCCAGACACCCTAATTTCTGCATTATTAAAACTTCTACAAATATTTATATCTTGTCCATGTATTTGTATCTCTCCTTCAAAATCGTCTTTTATTTTATCTAACTCTTTTTGAGTATTTACAATTATTGTTTTCATATTATTTATAACCTACTAATAATTTCCTATCAAATTCGGCTTTTATTTTTGCTTCTGTTTCAAAATTATATCTATATTGCTTTGCCATAGTTCCACTTGGGGTTTGCATTTCTCGCTTTTCTAATCTACCTTCTTCAAATAATTCTTGGCAACGACGATTTGTCGTAGAACCCTTATGACTTTCACCGTATTTTTCATTAAAGAATCTTTCAATCTGTCCCCCCCATATCCAATCATTCTTTTCTCGGAGGTAAACAAGTATTTGATATGGTTCTCCTGATGGTTTGTATTTCTTCATATAAGTATATCACAGTTAATAGGTGGGGGGTGTGAATAACTATTCTTCAACTTTTTCTGGTTTCATTGATGGATGAACTCTCTTAAATTCATCATACGCACAAGGGATATGCCAGCTTCTATATTATAAGCATTAAAGAAATATACTTTTTGACCATGTATCTTTAAAGGATTCTTTTGTATACCTTCTCCAATTAGTTCTCCTTGCAATGAAAAGTTATCCGGCAAGATTTCTTCTAGCTTTAATTCTTTTGCAATTCTCCATTGAGTTGTATTTCCTTCTAATAAATCTATGTTTCTACTACAAACACCAAACACGCCATCTTTTTTATAAAATGTAACTGACGTGCCGTCTATTTTTTCTGTTACATAAAATCCGCTAAAAATACTAGGCATGTTTTGAATTCTCTCTTCATCTGTCTTTGGTATAAAGCACGGAAAGTTTCCTTTCATTATTCCAGATAGTTCCACTGGAACTGGTGCTTCATATTTGATAACGTCCAGTCTTTCTGTTACATCTTCACCAACTTCAAGATTTAACAAATCTTCAGGTATCGGAAGTATAAGACCTTGTGAAAGAGTTCCTTTAAGTTTTATTGTCTTTAGTCTAATACCTTCTACTTCTTTTCCATCCATTAACATCTTCTTAGGAGAAGATCCTCTAAGTAGAAAATCATATTCTGGCTTAACTGGTAAAAACGAATCCACTTCAAAGTATAGGACTTTATCTCCAACATTAAATCCTTTTAGTACAACTACCCACCAGCCATTAATCCTAGCAGCTTCAATTTTGTCTGCATCTTTGATAGGTTTTATCTCTTCTATTTTTTGTATAGTAACTAAGTGTCTCATATTTTTTATATTCTTATTATATGTTATTATTCAAGAAAAGTACATAGTAGAACTGTTAATAACTAGTAGACCTACTAAGAATTGAACTTAGACTTACTCCTTAGAAGGGAGTCGTTCTATCCGTTAAACTATAGATCCATATAAAGAAGTTAAGTACTTTTTGATAGTCTTCCATTTAGTTCTTGGATATTCTTTCAGGTCTTCTTCAGTTGCTTGTAGCAAAGAGATGTATTTATTTTTGTTTTTATCTAAAATTCCAGTGAATTGATATTTACCAACAGAATGACCATACTCACATAAAAGAATCATAGCCCATGCTTTATCAATTTGCTTGCCACCATATGTCCATGCGTGTTCTATAGTTATTCTGCCTTGACATACATGATCATGAAAGATGACGTTTCTTTGACATTCTTGTTTTCTTGAAAGTACTTCTTCTTTTACAGCTTTAGATATTGGTCTCATAATGCATAATATCATTTACTTTAATAAGAACATCTTTTATTTCTAAATACATCTCATTCGCAATAGCTATAGCAGCAGCTAAACTTTCAAGATAAGATCTTTCGTTTGACAAATTAGTGCATCTTTTTTCTAATAAAAGAAATTTAGCAGCCTTGTCATACACTGCTATGTCAAAGCCATTAAGACAACGTTCTAAACATATTTCTATTTCATCTTCTACATAAGAAAAATAATAATAATGACCAATGTTTATTCTATTAAAATCAGACAAAGTTAAAATTTTCATATTTCAAAATGAATAAAATGTATTCAGCCTTCTAGGACGTTCTTCTAATGCTATTCTTTTTTCTCTTTCAAGCTCTTTTGCAATATTATATCTTCCCTTCTTATATGCATACGCTAATTTCTTTTCTATTCTTACCATTTCTCTAGCTGCACTGCTACATTTAGTACAATAATTTCCACATTCTTTGTAGTGTGCTGGATTATTCTTAAAATAAGTATTACATGATGCACAACAATTCTTTATACTAGAAGGCTCTACTAAATACGTTTTTTTAACACCAGGATATCGTATCTCTATAAAGTGTGACATATTAATATAAATTATTTTTTAAAGATAGTTTTTCCATTAGCCAATAAATGTGCATATTGCATTGTATGACAGAATGGACACTCCAAATTATCATAGTCTTCTAAAACTGACTTCGCATTATAATCCTCGCCATAATCATCAGACACTGGTATAGTCTCTGACATACATTCACACTCTACTATTACATAATGCCACACCTCTTTTTCTTCTGTCTCTTGTTTTTTAGACATAGTTTTTTTGTTACTTTTATATTTAGATTATAAACTAGTCATTTGAAAAAGTACATAGCTACTCTGTTAACAACTGTTCATAATTAGAAAAGCGTATTCTGCATATACTCTACTTCATAGTAGTCCCATTTAACTTCAGGATATACAACTGATAGCAGTCTTTTCATTGGTGCAAATATCTGAACCTTCCAATAATATGCTTTGTCCCATACACCTGTAAAGTCTCTATCTAACACAACATTTTTAGATTTAGAATCTACTACTATATAATGAATTCTTTCTCCCCAAGAATGTTTCTTTTTGACAGTGTCCATTATTTCTTTATTGTTTAACATTATTTCAGCTAAACGAACGTGACCTGACTTAGACTTATACTCTGCAATTGGCTTAGACAATCTTTTAATTATCGTTATATCTTTCACATCCATCTTTTCATTGTACACTTCAGTTTGCACGTCTTTCACCCATTTTTTAATAACCTCTACATCAGTGTCTGCAAGTATGAGACTAACTAGTTCTATAAATTTGCGTCTAGTATATTCAATAGTATCTTTCTTTATATTTTCAGTTCCTCTTGAGTGTATAGTGTCCATCGGCTTTCCATCAGACTCTACTAAATGTCCTATATATCTTTTCTTATCAGCTAATATCAAACGACCATACTTTTTTTCATACTCAAGATCAATCAAATCTTCAGACGGATTAAGACCAAAACGTTCAATGACTTCTTCGTTAAGTCTACGATTTATCGTTGAGTGAACAACTTCAACTTTTTCATCTTCCGATATCTGCAAAAAAACTGAATCAGTGTCTGCATATAGCGTAGTAAGATCAAACTCTTTTTTTATAAGATCTGAAGACAAACGATTTAAGTACTGTCCAGTTATAGTGATAGATTTAGCTATGTATCTATTGTAATATCTAGATGTTGCATCTGCTGTAATCCCATAAACAGAGTTAGTTAGCTCCTTTACAACTTCTTGCATTGCTCTTGCATTTGCAAATTCAGTTGTACCCTCTTTATGTTTATGCATCAATGCCTTAAATTCTTTTCTCTGTTTTAAAAGATTAGCAGTCAAACCACTTACTACACTTATGACATCTTTTATAAAAAATTGATTGTATGCAGACTGATAATATTTGTTGTCTGGATCAAACTTACGTCTTTGAACTCTTAGAAACAACGTCCACTCTTCAAAATCTATCTCTTCTATCTTTCTTTCATTTAGAAATTTATAAAACTCACTTTCAGCTTCCTTAGCTATTTCTTTAACATGAGATTCTTCTCCTATGTTCCATCCTATAATAATAGTTGGATACAAACTCTTAAAGTCAAATACTCTTACATCTGAATAATAGCCAGATAGCGGCGTTTGTACATATCCACCAGTTATAAAATTCTTACGATTTTCTTCTTCTCCGATCTTATCCGGTCTAGATCTTAAATGAAGGCCTCTCTTATCTGCTTCTCTCAAAATATAATTATCTAAAAGCTCACCTACATAGAATTTATTCATAAAAGAGCCAGTCCATATGCATTCTTTTATCATCAAAAACAACGTACTCATCTTTTCATTAAGTTCCTTCAAGAGTTTTACATCCTGTATGTTATATTCTTTCAGCAATTCTGGATTATTCTCGTACATTTCATGAATCTTTTCTTTGTGTTCTATTTTAGAACTCTTCAAAAATACTCTTGCTACCTCATTCAAAGAAAAGCCCTGCAATCCAAGAATAGACATGATTGGACTAAACAGTTTTATAAGTCTAGACATTAAATCTACATGCTGAATTCTGTTCCATATTTCTACACCATCTTTTTTTATCCATCTAAGCCCATAAACGTCCATCCTAGCTTTAACATATGGCAAGTCAAACTGTGCTGAGTTCCATCCAACTATCACATCATATTTATCTGCTACATTTAAAAAGCTTTTAAGCAATTCTTTTTCGTCTTCTTTGCTATCATAATACGTCTTTCCAGTAGTATCAACTATTGCCCAAGATAATATCTTATCTCTTCCTATTTCAATGTTGCCAATAGTATCATCTGTTTCTATATCAAAAAATGCTATCTTAAGATCTTCTTCAAAAACAACATCATTGTCTAGCAGCCATCTTTTAGTCAAAGATAGATCTGCTTCCAACAGTTCTACTTTTTGTTTTTTAAGATATTCTAAAAAATCATAAAAACCAGCATTCATTCTATCACAATAAATCTTAACGTATGTATCATCTCTAGAAGACTTCAAAATTAAGCCGTTTTGTTTATAGCTTTTGATTATATCATTCTGAAGTTTAGAAAGATCTTCTATCTTTATTAGAAAATACCACAAAAAGTTTTCTATGCAATGTATCTTTTTCTTGCCTGCATCATCACGATACATTACAAAAACATCTTGTTTATTGTCCCATGCATAGACGACCTTATGTTTTAATTTATTCATGTAAAGCTTTTTTTATAATTTCTGAGTATTCTCTTATAGACTTATTGTTATAAGAAAACATATAAGATGGATGAGGTATCTTTACTAATCTAGCTGGATGCATCATATCATTCATTGCAAAAGATACTACTTTAAAAGCTTTTTCACCTAAACATATAATGTTCTTTACATTTTGTAAGCTAGCTAGTTCTTGAGCAAAGTTTTCACCATCATCAAACATCTGAGTAGCTTCGTTATATTTATATGCATTAGTCATTATAACATTACACCAATCTATTCCAGCTAGATCTAAAGATTCAAACAGCTTAAGTCCAGGTTCGTTGTTGCCAAATGGCACTAGTGGCTTCAATAATTTGTCGCCATACTTCTCTCCAACTATTAAAGTGGTACCATCATAGTTGCCTATAGTTCCATATTCGTAAAATAAATAGTGCCTTCTAATGTCATTCTGAGTGACTGTTTTTGACAGCTCTTCTGCAATATCTGCTATAGAATCACCAATACGATAATGTTTCCAACTTAAAATACTTTTTTTAACTTCCCTTTGATAGCCTTCCAAAACAGCTTCTGCTTCATCTGACGTTAGAAACTCTTCATGATTCTTTGCAAACCTACGTTTTATTTCGTCTTCATCGTCTTCACAGATTATGTTTATTGTATTTAAAGATAGCATTGCAAGCTCAACTATCTTGTACTGTCTAAAGTCAAATCTGCTGCCTTTTCTTTTAATAGGTCCATACACTTCTTCGTCTATATGAAAACGATCTATGATAAAGGGTTGTTTAGATTCTTTCAAAAAGTCTATACATTCTATAAAGATGTTCTCTTTTGGCTGAAGTCTATTGACTATTGGCATATATAGCTTCTTAGAAAGCTCTCTAGCTAACGTACTTTTTCCTGTTTTGTCGCATCCAGTCAAACAAATGTGTGTCATACTAATTTAGTGCTTTATTTATTAATGTATCTAACTTTGAAATATAGTTAGTCATAGATAGTTCTTCTGTCACAAATTTTACAGTTAATTCACTAAGCATTTCTCTATCTGACGCGTCATCTATGAGATGTTCTATATTCCTTAACATTTCTTCACCATTCTTGAAAAAGATCTTGTTTATTATCTCAATCGGCTTAGAATAAAACATCTCTTTATATGCATAATCATCGTATAAGATTGGTACTGCACCACAACACATCGGTTCTACAGCAGAAAGTCCTCCCCACGTCGCAGGATAACTATGCCAGCCAATTACTGCAGACGCTTTCCAACACTCAGTCAGATATTTCTCATGCGTCCAATTCGTCTTGTCTAAAATTTTAATATGTGGCCATCTTTTATGAAGCTCTTCTTGTGTAAATTTATTGCCTGGATCTGATGCGATAGTTTGAAAATCTTGCCTTCTATTATATAAAACATTTAAAAGATCAAAAACTTTCTCAAAGTTAGTGTAATATGAAAGTCTGTGTGCCCACAAAATAGTAAATTTGTCATGTTTTTTTTCAGCTACTTCTGATGTCATAGTTTCCTTATGCTTGAGAAGCTTCTTCATATCAGCCGTCTCAAAGCCAAAACATTTTTTTTCTATTTCAGCTATCTTATCATCATTCAAGAATTCTTTAGCATTTTCTAAGAATAACTTTTTAGCAAATTGTGAATTGAATGTAGAATACGTACCATATATACTTCCTTCAAGTTGTCTTAAAAAGAAGTCTACTTCTTCTGGAACTTTACGATCTGATTTGCCTGATACCCAATGATTTCTTGATATAATAGGTACAAATGTTTTTTGTCTATTATAAAGATACGTTTTATATGAAAGAACTTTAGTTGGATCATTTAATAGCATCAGATCTATCTTAGGTAAATTTATTATATCTAGACTTGGAATATCAAATTGCATCCTATCTAGAAATGGAAAGCCATAATATCTATATTCTTTTAGATGAATGTTTTTTTCTAGCTTATCTGGAAAATAATCTCTTATGTTAATCTTATCTTTTTGATAGACTATCTTATGTAAGCCAGGAACTAACACATAAAAGTCCCAATCTGGGTGTAATTCTGCTAGTCCGTTTAACGTAAACGTAGCAACATTCACATTAGAATCTACAGTAAATAAAAATTTACCATCATTGTAATTGTCCACCATAGACAATTGGAGATCATACAAGATGTTCATGCTATTTGTTTAATGCTAATATAAAATAAGCTAATGCCTCATCTAGCTTTTCTTCAAATCTAATCTTTTCATTAAATTCTCTATCAGAAATACTCTTCTCTTCTAGACATTTTTTAGTCGGCTCTACAAACCACTTACCATTATCAAACTTTGTTATTCCACAAATATCTTTTTTACACACACCCAATAAATCTTCTACAGTTGGAACCCAATACATCTTTTTGTCCATGATAAATATCTTTCCGAAAAGATACGGCGTTATAACAGGATCCGCTACTGCTTCTTTAAATACAAAACCAACGTTTTTTAATTCCTTACAAAGTTCGTATGTCATGTTATTCTTCAGATACTTTAATTTTTGAAGCGACCATTTTCTCTAAGATAGTTTTAGCTATTTTATCTGCTAATTCTTTATTGTCTTTAAGAAAGTCTCTAGTCTTTTCTGCTCCAGC